TGATTTTATTACCAGAAACACCCCCACGGATAGAGCCAGATACAAGAGCATTAAAGATGAACGAACCAGTGTCAACGTATGTTTCAGTTTCGTCAATGTCTGCTGCCAGTTTGGTAAAGTCATCTCCAATTTCCTTTACTATGTCTTTTAAAAAATCCATTAAACAAAAAATGATTCAAGGTTTACTTTTTTTTCTGTACTCCACCCAATAACATCAAGTATAGATTTAATTGGTGACAGAAAACTTTTCTCAAATTGTACTTCATAATCTATGTACTTGTCAAGACCTAATTCATGAGGAAAATCCTGAATGAAAGCAATTACATTCTCTTGAATAATATTAGGTTCCTTTAAATAAATATATTTAATTTTTTCACCGTTATTAATAAGTGAGTATTTATTATCAAGTTTCTTCTCCTTAATATAATGATTAAACAAAAGTGATCCACGAGCCTGAATAGAAATACCTTTACCTTTAATATAAATGTTTGTGTGTGAATGCCACTTACGAACATCACTCACGGAACGAGGAAAGGCAATGTTTTCAGGAGGAAATTTTTTAAACTCCTTGTGAAATTTATCTATGAATTTAATTACATCATCTTCCGATCCGTTCATTATTATCTTCAAAGTATCTTTAATCATTTGACGACAAGGTGCTGGTGTTGAAGATTTAATTGCTTCAATACCCATAATTTTGAGTTTAGGTTCAGAATATTGAACACCTTCACTATTCCAGACATTGAGTACGTATTTCTTCTTAGCAGTCCAAATACCACGTTCTGCAATATTCTCACGTTTCATATTCATTTTTTGTTCATAAGAATTAACGTAATTAGCAAGTTCCGTGTAAGACTGTCCTATAAACGGTTCTAACTTTTCGTGACATATTTTATCCAGTATCTGAACAACTTTTATTTTATCATCAGATTTATTCCCAAAAAATTTATCAACAAGAGGTCCCATATTAAGATAAATTGAATCAGTATCAGATGCAATAACATAATCAACTTTTTCAGTTTGAAGAATTTTATTTAGATATTCATTCATCTTGTTTTCAATCCAACGAATAGAAACCTGACCAGAAAGAGTAATGGCTTCAGCATTTACCAGTTTATAGTAACGGAAATATTGTGACCCAATAGCACCATAAGCAGAGTTAAGTTGAATTTTTCGTGCCATTTGAATGTTATCACATCTTGCTATCTCTTTTTCTAGAGTTTTAGATGGTTTTTTTTCGTATTCTTGTTTAGCAACAATCATTTTCTTTTTGAAGATTGTTCTTTCCTTATACATCTTATCCATCAGTTCTGGCAAAAAACCACGAACATCTTTACGATACATGGCACCATTAGCACACACTGCACTGTCCTTATACAGATCAAAGGTCAGTTCTTGGTTAAGTATCTTATCCACTGTAACTGATGGGTGCCTGGTCTCTCGGAGTGTCTCTGGAGAGATGTTGTACTGCATAATAAGGTGAGGGTAAAGAGAGTTTAAGTCAAAGTTGACAACCCAATCATACTTTCCCGGAATCGGTTCTTTTACATAAGCACCTTCAAACTTCTCATTTTTATCGGAATTAACTTTAGGTGGGATTACAATATTTTTCTTTTTGAGATAATTGTATATAATTGTGTCCCACATCGAAACCTGTGAAAAAATATCAGAATAGTTTGCTTTAGCATCATACGCCATCGTAATAGCAAGTTCAATCAGTTTCATCTTATCTTCCATACGGTCAACAAGTTCCACGTCAATGATATTATATTCTACAAATTTTTGCCACCCATTAGTATAGAAGTCTTTGAAAGTATCAAACTCTGAATGGTCAAGTTTCTTTTGTCCTAATTCTTGCTGTGCGATATAATCTAATCGAAAACTTTCTTGATTAGGTGTACCAGGTGACCACTTATAAAGTCGCATGTAATCAAGTTGAGAAACACCCCCTATATCATAAGTAATGCAACGATTATTAAACTTATCAATATTTTCCCTAAGAGTCACAAGACCCCAAGGAGAAAGTCTTTTCATCAACTTTTCTCCAAGAATGCGGTCGATACGTCTTACGAGATATGGAATATCATACATTTCACTATTCCAACCTGTCAAAACCTCAGGAGTGTTCTCTTCAACCATCCACCAATCAATAAAAGAATTCAACAACTCACGTTCGGTTCGGAAACTTTTATAGATGACATTCTCTTTTTTATTATCAAAAGGTCCTTGACCCCAGGTACGAATCTGTTTAGTAGTGTAATCCTGCACCGTAATAAGAAGAACTTCTTCAGCAGCAGACTCTACATCAGGGAATCCATTCTCAGTCTTTACCTCAATATCAATCGTTGCGATTTTAATTTTATTAGTGTCAAACTTAATTTCTTCTGCAGGATACTTCTCCGAAATATACTGATATATGTATTTGCTATTACCATAGATCTTAAAGTTTGATACACCATCATATTTCTTGATAAAGTCTCTACACTCACGAATACCACCGGGTTGTATAGATTCTACATAATCACCTTCTAATGTTTTGTATTCTGTTTTTTTATTTGATTTAGAAGGAACAAAGAGAGTTGGATAAAACTTTTCTCTTGTGGCAAAGTGCCTTCCATTCTCATATCCACGCACAAGGACATTATCTCCAACTACTTGTACGTTTGTGTAGAACCGCATCAGTTAATTTTTTCTAAGTAGTTTTTAAGTAAGTCTGGTTTAGGGTCTGACATAGTAATGATTTTATCAGAACTAATCATAAATTCATTTTGATCTGTATACTCTCCCATCCAAGGAACTAAATCTCTTACATCATATGGTTTGATAAGTTTACAGTCTGGTTCTCCAATTTCTGCCCCAACCTCATCAATTTCACTGATAATTCTTTCACTGTTCGTCAGTAGAATCACTTTGATCATCTTGTCCATTAATCATTTCCTCGTAAAGGTTTTCAATTTCTTTTACTGGTGTCACAACAGTAACTAACCAGTCATATCTTACAGGTATTTTCTTATCTGATGTAAGACAAATCCAAGGAGTAAAATTAACTCCCACATTCCTATCTTCTGGTGGAGTTTGACCTTCTTCCAAAAGAAGAACTTCTTCATTAGGTGCAAGATCTACAATATAAGGATTCTTGAACAGATATCCACAAATTTTTTCATCAGAAATCAGTTCTTTAATATCAGCAATTACTGATTCTCCCGATTTCAATAATGCAATCTTAATCGACATTTTTAATTTACCTCTCCGAGTATTATAGCATAAAAAAAGAGGGGTTACAACTGGATTTTGCCAGTTCCCCTCTGCGACGACGATATTTGGAGTTTAACCAAAAGTATTTAGAACCAGACCTTTTTTTGATGATGTTCGGGTACAATTCTTCCCAGAACAATACTCAACAACCCATCCTCAAATTCAACTGATCTAACTTCCGTATCCTCTGCCAGTGTCCAAGATCTGGTGAAAGATCGTTGAGCCATTCCTCTGTGGACATAAGTGGTTTCTGATTCGGTATCCTCTTTCTGTCCTTCGACAAAGAGTTTTCCGTCTTGTGTGTAGACATTTACTTCTTTCTTTTTAAATCCTGCAAGTGCAAGTTCTAGTCTTGATTCTACTGCGCTGACCGTGACTAGATTAAATGGTGGATAATTCTTCGTTGTTTCGTGGAGATTAAACAACCTATCGAAGTATTCATCCATTCCTATGCTATTCCTATTTATGCGTTCCATCAGCGCAGGCAGGTCCGCAGCAGTATACCGTGCAAGGTTTCCCATGATTCTTAGCTCCTTTAAAAGCGAGTTTGTGTTTTGTGGACCCCGGAGGCATCCATACTTATTTATAACAAAGCATAAAAAAACGGAGTGTTGAACTCCGTAGATTTTTATTACGGGTATTACGCATTGAAAACTAACAAGAGTTTTCCGTAGTGAATACCAACTAAAATTTGAAGATGATTGAGTATTGGAGTCTGAATACTAACAAGAGTATTATCAACTGAATACTAACTAAAAGATTTGAGGATGATTGAGTATTTTCCGTTGAAAACTAACTAGAATTTTAGAGAGTGAATACTAACGAAGACGATCCTCAACAATCATTTCACGCAATACATACCACACCTCTTGTATTTTTTTATCCACCGTAGACCTCTCAGTTTTGAAGGAATTATATTCCTTATCATTAGCACCAATGGACAAAGACTTTCCTTTAAACTTAGAAACTCCTGGTCTCATATGTTGCTTATAATTTGATGAAGCCACACCTTGCTTTTCGTGAAAGGATTTACATCCAAAGTAATTCTCTTTACTCCACTTCCAAAACACATTCAGTTTTTTGCCTTCATTCTTATGACCAGGAGGAAATCCTCTCTTACGGAGGTCTCCATTAGGACGAAGAATAGATGCTACTACAGTATAAAGACGACTTATTGATTGAATTGCATTCAGTTCTCCACTCTTACTCTTACTCTTACTGTAATGAAGTCCAACTGCCGACATCAGGTCTTCTCCAGTAAAAGTAGAATCTGAATCTAAATCAAAAATACCATCTCCCATTAAACGTCCAGCAAGTTCGTGCTTTTGGTTTTTAATAAACTGAGTTACTGCATCATCGTCACCATAATCGTAATAATTATCAAAACCATAACCTTGTGTTCTGGCAGGATTAAGATCTAGATTGCATTCTTGTATAAAATCAAACTTATGCTGATTTTGTTCTTGATATTCTTGTTGAGTGATTGGTTTGAATTTCTTAAGTCGTTTGAATGCTTCTTTATCTCTCTTTAGGAATTGATTGATTGACCGAATATCTGCCTCATCGGTAGATATTCCATACACTTTCATAAACACACTGTTACTCTTACGATGCTCTGGGTCATACCCTGCAAGTTTTCTCACCACAGGTGTTTTCTTTTGTGGAAAAAGAAGTATCGTAATTTGACGTTTTTCTGCGTTTCTATACAGTTCTTCTAACTCGCCAATAAAAAATGCATGAGCAAGGCTCAATCCACCTTCTACTCTTTCTCGAAGGTGGGCATCTTCAATTACAATAACATCTCCACTTTCAAGTCCATCAATATCAAGATTAATCAGACGTTTTTGAGGTAGTTTCAAATAAGCAATATCTCTATTGCTATCATAGATGTGAACTTTTCCTTGCCCAACATCTGCAGTAAATAAATTCATTTTTTTTTAAATCAAGGTAAACATTAAGTATTACTGAAAACCAACTAGGGGTTTTAGTTTCTTCGATAAGTATTAACGCATGAATACCAACGAGAGTATTAGTGAGTGAATACTGATTGACCCGAAGACTTATATTATAGATCTAATTTAGTCTTCTGTCAACCTGTCTGATGAGTATTGAGTCGTGAAAACTAACTAGAGTTTTTCTCCTTGAATACTAACTGCTCAGACTCAGATATCGTAGCACATAAAAAAGCACCCTGTCAAGAGTGCTTTGTTTTTTATTCGGTTTCTTCTACCCGTTTCTTCTTAGAACCGATATTATACTTGGTCTCAAGGATCCAGTCTTGCTTATCTCTAAATGCAAGAACCTTAATCTGATTTAGTGGAGCAATATCTTGTATTTTATCAGCACTAACGATGCTAATAAGACCCCAATCAGCAAGTAATTGAGCAATACGATTACGTCTTTGAACATCGTTCAATGTCAGATTTGCATGTTTACCATCAAGGGCAAATAGTTCCTTAAAATGCACAAGGTAATATCTTCCTTGCTTGTGCAGAATGTGACAGGACTGATAGATTTTCTTTTCCTTTCTAGACGCAACTCCGATACGAGTCAAAGTCTCACGAACTTTCAGAAAGTCATCTGGTTCTCCTAGAACCACTTCCACCATTTGGTCTGGTGTCCACTTCACTTCAGCTTCTCTAACAACACTCATCTTTTTCCTCCAGTATCAAATTTTGATTTAATAAAATTAAGTTGTTCTTTTGTTAGAATTTTCAAAGCCTGTTTTGCCTTTTCATTACTATAACCATAATAACGTTTGACATAATCTAGATCTTTGATCTTATCTTGTCGGAGCCAGGGAGAAAATCTCTTCTTTTTCCTCACAATATTTATAAAGAAGTCGTATTGTAACTTTTTAGGAAGGAAATTATACTTATTCATTTCATTCGTAAACATCAAAGTATCAAGATGTCCAGAGAAACAACGATTAATAATATAAGGAGGATATTCTTTTTCGAGTGAAGGATCTTCATCAATCAAATGCTTCTTAGTTTGATTGATAGAGTTTAGCCAGTCTTTTAGTTCAGTCATAAAGTAGAAGGTCAAGAACGTTTACAGTTTCTTTTTCGGTAGGATAGTTAGTGACAAGGAGTTCTGTCTTTACATTCTCATCAGTTCCTTTCTCACCACGATGTGCCATAGAATAACGAAGTTTCCATTCACGCAAATAATAATCTTTATACAGTTCTAACAACCTATCATTCACATTATAGGTAATCATAAACTCGTGCGGACACTTATATACATCTTCAGCAAACTTATCATGGTCAAAGAACTTGTGCATCTCACGATCCTTACCATAAAGAAAGTCTTTGATATCATAAGGTGGGTCAAGAAATACAAATACATCCTCACCAGGAGCATTCATAACCTCCGAGTAATCAATATTTGTAATCTTCCATTTCTCTGTAAGTTGAGAATACTTCTTTAGTTTCTCAATACCAACAAAAGAAAAATTAGAACGAGAAGCAGTTTTAGAAAAAGTGCTATTCTCAGTTAGACCAGAAAAACTACACTTGTTTAGAACAAAGAAACTTATGGCACGGTCAAGTCCATCCTGACTATTGATATCGTCCCGTGTTTGATTGAAGAGTTCTTTATGTGCCGCATCCTTATCATCCTGAGATCGATAGTTTGATACTCTTGACTTAATCTCATTCAAACGATTAGATAATTCCTCACCATTATCCCTCAACTGAACCCAGAAGTTATAGAGTGTCACATACTTATCATTGATCCATACAGGGACATCTGGGTATGCCTGAGTCGCATAGAATGCCACAGAACCACCACCAATAAATGGTTCACGGTATTCTTTAAAGTCTTCGGGAAACCATGGTGCTAATGTCTTTGTTGCCTTAGACTTACCACCAGGATATCTTAGACAAGTTTTAAGAGGAAAGGTTTTCATAATCACGAGGATGATATTTCAAAAATTCCCAGAAGGTCAATTTCATTTCCTTCTGAGTCATACCACAATGTTTTGCGGCAGTGGGTAAATTCATTGTAGCACGAAAAAGTGCTTCATTTGCTTCTTTTACATTCTGGGGAGTAGTTTTGACTTTCTCCTCCACCAGTTTGCTTTTATCAATTTTTAGTAGTCCCATCAGAAAGTCTTAGCAGTATCTAAAAGTTCTGTAAGATAATCCTGAAAACTCAGTGTGCTTTCTGCCATTACCCTATATCCAGTTCCAACATATAATTGTCCCAATAATACTGATGCTGTAGCAGTTCCCCAGAAGATATAGTAGAACTTGGACTTAACCTGACACTTTTTCGTTTGTTTCATCGTAAGTAATAATAATTTTTTTAGTGATTTTGCCTGTGTTATCGTAAGTAGAGGCATACTCTAACTTACCATTTAAAAGTGAAACTACATTATCTAGTTGATATTGTGTTATATACTTTTTAAATCCTTCATCCATCCAACTCTTATTTGATCCTGGTTCATTAAATCCTTCCATTTTCTAACTCTTTTACTAAACGTTCTGATTGTTTTTTATCAATTCCACAAGGTGCATTTTTTAGACAAATTAAAATACACTCAGTATCACTAATTGTAGGTTTAATTGTAAATCCCCATTTATCAACTAGACCATCAACCGGTGCTTCACATGGATCGAATTCATGTGGCATTATTCTACTCCTGGAGGGAAACTATCAATTTCAGTCAATTCATAATACCAATCCTCCATTACAGTATTAGCAAGAAATCTACCACTCAGTCTAGTCACTTCTTTGGCGGCATACTCTTTATCAGGTGCCTCAATCCAAATGTCAATGACCTTACCTAACCTCAACTTTTTAATATCCAGTTCAGACAATCTCTTACAGGCATCTCTGACGGCATTACCAGGAGAGTCATCGACCTGAGATCTTAATCGAATGAATACTAATGCTTTAAACTTCATGGTCGTTCCACCTCTCATCAAGTGCTTCATTAACAATATCTTTCAATTCTCTACGTTCTTCAGGTGTGAAGATTGTACGATGCTTTACTGGCATTGGAGGAATCTCTCTATTAGAATTGGTATTACCCTTAGAGGGAATACTCATACCCTGTGTATCAATTTTATCTTGTCTCATTTGTAGTAACTCAATGAACCATTCCATTTAATTTATATTTTCAAATAAATTATTAATTACCATAGGAAGTAAACGATGTTCTGCTCTCTGAACTCTGTGATGTAAAGTCTCTTCTGTATCTCCAGCACAAATAGGAACAGAAGAAGAATCAATACATCCCCCAGAATCTAACTCTTCAGTCACATAATGAACTGTACAACCAGTGATTTTATCTCCACTATCTAATGCCTGCTTAACGGCATTAAGACCCTTATACTTTGGAAGTAATGATGGATGAATATTAATTATCTTATTCGGAAAAGCATTAATCAATCCCGGAGTAACAATCCTCATCCAACCTGCAAGAACTACTAAATCAACTTTGTGTCTATTAAGTTTATCGATGATTTTTTGTTCATCACTACTCTTAATACGACAGTTAGGAATACCTAATCGTTCAGCCCTTTCTTGAGCACCACATCCTTTGATATTGTAGATCATAACTACAACTTCATGGTCTGGACAATTCTCAACAATGTTCTCAAAGTTAGTTCCGTTTCCAGAACACATGACTCCAATTCTCATTGAAATTCACACTCCATGACATTAGGTATAATAGGATAATTACCGACAGTAGAATATACACCATCGTCATCCCCATATACTTCAATCACATTGTATTCATCATTGAATAGATTTATAAGGTCTTGATGCAAATCAATAGAGTTAGATGATTTACTATGTTGGAGACCAGTGTAATCATCAAAAATAATCATGTAGTTCACTTGTAATCTAAACTTTTTTTTACAAGAGGAGCATAACAATCTTTTGTTGCTTGCTTATCAAAATTTTTATGTTTAATTCCACCACCTCTATTAGCACTTTTCCAATTTATTTTTTTAGGTTTTCCTGTAGGCAATTTTACTACATTTGGTTCTGCTTCAATTTCTACTTTTTGATAGGCAGAAACTGATGGATGTTTGAGTTTATTTTCATTAATATCCCATATTTCATAAATTAACTCTAATGTATCCTCTTTAATTGCCTTACAGACACCACCAATAATTTCATCCCTTCTTAATGGAGGAACGACCCAGAAATCATAACCTTCTACTGAACTAGCAATATTTCTACAATCGTTAGCATAATTTCCACAAATAGTATAACGATAAACAACATTTTTCATTTAAATTCACACTCCATATAAATAATTTAAAGTCACATTCATTAATGAATTACCGAAACATCTATAACTCTATCATTGATAGATATAAAAGTCAACAAGGTCTAACAGAGAAACATCATATCATACCCAGATGTATGGGAGGTTCTGATGATCCCGAAAATTTGGTTGCAGTTTCACCTCGTGTTCATTATATTTTACATCTTTTACTTTACAAATTTGTAGAAAAAAAGTATAGAAAACAGATGTGGTATGCTGTATGGAATATGTCCCATCAGGGCAAAACCAAATCTGGTTCTATGTATCAGTTCATAAGAGAACAGGCATCAGAAAGACAAAGAGAGATACGAGGTAACAGAGTCCCCTGGAATAAAGGCAAAAAACACTCACCCGAAACTATTGAGAAACTCAGAAATACCCGGAAGGGGAAAACATATGGAAAGTTTTGGAGAGTTGAATACAAAGGAACAATATACAATTCAATCAAAGAATGTATAAATCTAACTGGAGACAGTTACTATTCAATAACTACCTATGGTAAGAAGTTAGAAAAATACAGACCCTAAATGAAAGTACACTCCACCATTATTTCAGTCAAACAGGCAAGTAAGTTTATTTCCTGGTCCGCCACAAATGCCATTTGATACTGATACTTAGCAAGGACAAGCACAGCAGCAGGAATACTATTCGGAACCAAGGAATCATAACAAGCATCGTAAATACGACGCA